CTTATTCGCTATCGCATTTCGTCGCGTTTGTAAAATGCGTAAATGGGTGAATTTCGGGTTGACTTCAACCCACATATGCATAATGCTTCCTTTAACCCTAACGGGGCCGAAAGGTTCCAAAAGACTTAGGGCCGGGGATGCGGCAATCGTTCCCTAATATCCAAAAACGGCGCGCAGCCAATGCTGCGTTAACGCGTCGACTTTCCGCAAAGGAGGCACTTGACAACACCCCGACCTATAATCCGAGATAAAAATAAGGCCGCAGCGCGCCAACGCCACGGCCTGGAGACAAACAGCAGCAACAACCACGAAGCAAGCCGTCTCGCGCTATATATTAGCGCATGCGCGGCATGTCAATAAGGAACCGACATGCGCTTTCCATACGTTGCGGGTACGTATATCCCCGATCATTTCCTAACCGAAGAACAGCCGCCAGAAGACGGCGTTTACGACCGCACAGTGCTTCGGTATTTCGACGCGCCTTTGCCCGCTGATGATAGCCGTGGCGTCGTTCGTGCCGTGAACGACAACAGCCCGCATAGCAATTATTGCTCGACGCGCGTTCGCAAGGCGCATGTGCGCGTGCCGCGTGTTTCAATTTTGGAGGCAGCGTGATGGACGATGATAACTTGAGTATGGGCGACGTTGCCGAGCACAAGATGAATACCAGCGTGTTCGGCATTGTGGTCGGGTTTATGGGCAGTTTTGTCGGGTTGCGTGTGTCGCCGAGCCTGGACGCATTGTGGTTTCATGAATTCGAGTTGCGGCCGCTTGAGGACGACGAGTACACGCCGCCCGCAAAGGAGGCGCCGGCCGCTAAAGCGGATGACAACGTAATCGACTTCACCAAGGCGCGGGAACTGCGCGCAAACAGCAAAACGAAGGGGGGTGGCGTGATGGGATATGAGATAGGAGATAAAGTTATAGTCACCGTGACTGATAAGTGCCTGGCCAGCAACAGCGTAAAGGTTGGCCGCAATTCATGGCTTTGGCCCGATGAAGTCGACAGCTTGGCTACTGCAGCAGAACCCGTTGCTGTTGCGGATAGCAACGGCAATATGGAGCGCGGCAACCGCTTCAAGGTGGGCGATAGGGTGCGCGCTCTTGATAGCTGCGGCGGCGGAGGTTTCTTCGCGGGTGATGTATATACCGTGAGTCACGTCTACGAGGATTACTCTGGTCCGCGAATCAGTGTTGAAGTTGATTCCGCTGGTTCGAAAACTAACGGATGGGGAGCATGGCACTTCGAACTCGTCGACGCACCGCTCACCATCCAGTCCGGTAAATTTTACCGCACCCGCGATGGGCGCAAGGTGGGGCCTATGACGGAATGGGATACTTACGGCAGTGAATACCAGTGGGAAAGCGGCGGCTACCTCTGGAAAGACGACGGCGAAAACTACGACAAAGACTCCGTACATACAATCATCGCCGAATGGACCGACGAGCCTGGCGCTGCTAGCGACAGCAGTAACGACACAATCGACGACTGGTATTTCGGCAAGACGGCAGGATACACCGTGCCGCTTGAGGCGCCGGAGTTTGGTGGCGCGGAAAGCAAGTTTAGGGTGGGGGATAGAGTCGAAATTATTGACGTTGGTTCCTGTCCGGAACGATATCTCGGGACGCAATTCACCATCGACAACGACGAAGACGACTTTGACGGCGAGCAAGCTTGGAGCGGAAGGGATCACAAATCTCCTTATCGTTTCAAGGAAAGCCAATTGCGCCTTGTTGCGGAAGCAACAACTGCGCAAGAGCCGCTCGGCACCATCGCCGACATTGTGCGGCGACTGGAGGCGCTGGAGGCCAAGCAGCCAATAGAGTCTGAACACTGCATTGGAGACAAGGTTACTCTTTCCGCCACAGTGACGGGCATGAATAAACGGCGCTTCAATGTCGTTATCGACGGCGTTCCCCAGCCGGGCGGCTCACTTGCCGTTCCTCCCGCTGCGCTGCGCGCCGCCTAACCACCGCACCACCACACCACCAACACCAACAACCGCCTGCCGTGAAACGCAGGCGGGATAGGAGGGTTTTACCGTGGAGTCATACATTACAGACGAAGACGACGACCCGCCGCTACGCGGCCCAGGCTGCTGGCCGGTTATCGTCATGTGCGTGCTGGCGTGGGCGATACTCGGCTGGCTGGGCTACATCGCTTGGCTGTTGTTTGGCAACCCGGCGCCACTGCTATGACCGCGCCGGACCCGCTTCGCGGTGCGGCCGTCATAACCGCACTAACCATACTCGCAATCGCAATAACATGGAGGCTGATGTAGAATGGCACTGACTTGGGATGAACTGAAAGACACAAGCGACACCGACCCGCCGATTACACTGCTGTATGGCGCGGCCAAGATCGGCAAGACCAGCCTTGGCGCGGAGTTTCCCAACCCGCTTTATGTGCGGACTGGCGAGGGCGAGCGTGCACCGGCTGGTGTCACCATGAAGTCATTCGGCGTGTCGGAAACCTACGCCGACGTGATAGACCAGATGGATTGGATGCTTGAAGCGGAACACGACCGGCGCACCTTACTATTGGACGCGGCGGACGGTCTTGAAATCCTCATTCGAACCGAAGCCTGTGCACGCAACGGCTGGGCGAACATCGAGGAACCTGGGTTTGGTAAAGGCTACGCCGCCGAACAAGCCATCTGGCTTGAGTTCATCAAGAGGACGCTGAAGCTAAAGAAGGCCGGCTTCTACGTCGTCATCATTGCCCACGTCAAGGCGAAGACGGTTCCGGGCGTAACGACGGATAGCTATCCGCGCTACATGCCGAACCTTCGCGATGATGCGGCGGCAGCACTGGCTGATGCTTCCGACCTTATCGGCTTTCTGCATCAGCGTGTTTCCATCAAGAAGGAGGAGCTTGGCTTCAAAAAAACCAACACACGCGGCGAGAGCGGCGGTGATGTGAACATTGCCGTGCAGGAGCGGCCAGGTTTTATCGCCGGATCGCGGTACGACATTCCGAAGGCCGTCCTGCCGTACAAGCGCGGCGAAGGCTTCAAGGTGCTGTCAGAGTACTTCCCGCCACAGCCTGAAGCGGAGGCGGCTTAGCGTTGCGGGCTGACAGCGACAACTTGATGCAGACGAAAATCTGCACCAAGTGCGGTGAGACTAAGCCGGTTAGTGCGTTTCACCTCGAAAAAAGAAGAGTCGGATACAGGCCGCGGTGCAAGGATTGCCATGCCGAAGACGCCGCGAAATACAGGGCTGAACACGCGGACGATTTGAAGGCTTACAACGACAATTGGTATGCCGAAAACAAGGAGGCAAAAAATAGAAAGGCAAGGGAGTGGCAGAGGGCCAACCCTGAAAAAGTTAAGTCGTACCAGCAAAAGTATCGGACGACACACGGCGACCTCATGCTGGCGCGCAGAAAACTAAGGGACAAGTTGAAACGATCAACACCACAGGGGAGACTGGAAAACAACATAAAAGCCGCTATCCACAGAGGGCTGACGGCAGAAGCCAAGCGTCGCCGTCCCACGTTCGCGTTACTTGGCTACACAGTCGACGACCTGCGCTCCCATCTTGAGAAGCAATTCCAACCTGGGATGACGTGGGAGAACTATGGCGAATGGCACGTAGATCATAAAGTGCCCCTTGCCGCCCACAACTACGAAACGCCCGATGACATCGACTTTAAGAAGGCGTGGGCTTTGAACAATTTGCAGCCTTTATGGGCCATCGACAATCACAGCAAGGGCGCAAAACTGTCTAAGCCCTTTCAACCAAGCTTGGCGCTTGCCGTCAACGACAACATTCAGAAGGAAATTAAGCATGGCTAAATTTGGAATATCCGTAGCCGTTACGGAGGAGAGCACCGAGCAGCGCGCGGAGTATGAGGATCTGCCCAATGGCGTTTATCGCCTTGAAATCAGCGCGGCGGAAGTCAAACGCAAAAACGAAGGCACGCGCGATGAGTCGGCTGGCTTTAAGTGCACATATGACGTGATTGACCCGGAGGATTACCGCGGCAGAAAAGTTTTCGATTTCTTCAACTTATTGCATCCGAGCGCGCAGGCGCAGGAGATTGGCGTCCGCCAGTTTTCATGTCTGCGACGTGCGATTGGTTTGGGCGACGTCGACCCGGAAATGGAAGAGCAGGACGTCATCGACGAAATGCGTCTGGTCCCGTTCATTGCCACGGTCGGCATGGGTAAGCCATCGAAGGAGAAGAACGCGGACGGCACGCCCGCCTATCCCGCCAAGAACACCATCAAGCGATTCTGGTATCCCGACCTCAACGACGCCCCGCCCATCGGCGTAACCGCTGCGGCTTCTGGTGCGGCGAACGATAACAGCAAAGCGGCGCGCGTTGTGGCGAAGCCGGCGACTGTTGCGGCTAAGCCTGCTGGTTCCAAACCTTGGGCGAAGTAGGCTAACGGCACAATGGCGGCTGGTTGCGTGGGCAACTGGCCGCCGATGACGGGATAGGAGGAAGTGATGGACGCCGTAAACGACAACGAATTTATACCGTTCCCGAAAATCCCGCGCCTTAAGCGCGGGTGCATCATCACGGAGAAGATCGACGGCACGAATGCGCAGGTGGTAGTCGGCGAAGATGGTTCGGTGCGTGCTGGCTCACGCAAGCGCTGGATTACGCCAGACAATGACAATTTCGGCTTTGCCACATGGGTAAAGCAGCACGAAGACGAATTGCGCGATCTTGGCCCAGGTCAGCATTTCGGCGAATGGTGGGGACTTGGCATCCAGCGCGGATATGAACTTTCCGAACGCAGGTTCTCTTTGTTCAATTCCGGCCGATGGTCAGGTGAACGACCCGCGTGCTGTAATGTCGTGCCCGTCCTTTACGCTGGCGACTTCAGCACAAACACCGTCGATTGGGTGATGGACACACTGAAGGAAACCGGCTCACAGGCCGCACCTGGGTTCATGAAACCGGAGGGCATTATCGTGTTCATGACTGCCGCCCGTCATCTCTACAAGGTGCTGGCCGAGAATGACGAGCAGCCCAAAGGGCTAGCCGAAGCCGCCTAACCACACACGCCGCCTGTTCGCAAGTTCAGGCGGCCACCACACCCACAACAACAAGGAGCCTGCCATGCTTGTCACCAAGCAAGACTTCGCACGCCTGCTATCCGCCACGGTTAAAGTGGTGGAAACCCGCCATAATATCCCCATCATTGCAACTGTACGGCTTATCGCAGCCGATGGGCGCCTGCGGGCAACAGCGACCGACCTGGATATTGAGGTATCCACCTCAACGCCAGCCGAAGGCGACTTGAAGGTTTGTGTCGATGCCAAGCTGCTGGCATCGGTCGTAAACAAGGCGGCGGGCAACGATATCGACATTACCGTCAACGACGGCAACATTGTCGTCAAGTCGGGCCGCAATCGCTCGACGCTGCACACATTGCCGGTTGACGACTTCCCGTCCATGCAGGCCGGTGACTTGCCGGTTGAGTTTGAAGCCGACCTTTCGGAGCTATTCGCGCCGTGCCAGTTCGCCATGTCGACGGAAGAGACGCGCTATTACCTGAATGGCGTGTATCTGCATGTGCTCGACGGCAGGTTGGTTGCGGTCGCTACTGACGGCCATAGGCTGGCGCGGCACATTGGTCCCGACAGCGGCGCCGACTTCCCAGGCATCATAATACCGCGCAAGACGGTAAGCGTCCTGCCGAGGGGCGCAATCACTGTCCGGCTGTCGCAAACCAAGATCCAATTCGTTGCCGGCGATACCGTTATCACCTCGAAACTGATCGACGGCACCTTCCCCGACTATCAACGTGTCATTCCGAACAGTAACGACAAGATCGTGACGTTCGATGTACCGGCCATGAAGCAGGCCGCGGAGCGTGTGTCGGTGATTTCCAGCGAGCGCGGACGCGCCGTGCGCCTTGGAATTGCGGACGGCCAAATTGTGCTTTCCGTCAACAACGCCGACACAGGAAGCGCCACCGAAGAAATCGCCGTTGCTTATGACGGCGAGCCTATCGAGATCGGCTTCAACAGTGCGTACCTTACGGAGCTTGTGTCGCAATTCCCGGCTGGCGATGTGCGCATGGCGCTTGCGGATAGCGGTAGCCCGACTGTGTTTACCAGCGACAAGGCGGATGGGTTGCTTTGTGTCCTTATGCCCATGCGCGTCTAAGGAGGACAACATGCCGAAATTCACGATTGACTACACGTTCAACGCAACGGCAACTGAAATCATCGAAGCGGCCACGCTAGAGGATGCCGAGCGCATTATTGACGATAAAATCAATGACGAAGACTTTATCCCAGATGCGGATAGTGTTGACGACATCGACTTTACCGTTCGCGAAATGCACCCCGTAACACGCGACGGCCGCGAGATGTGGACAACGCGCGTTTGGGCAACAGATGTGCGCGGACATGCATCGGCGCTCAAGACGGCACCGCTGTTTGCGGAGGCATCCTAACCTTGCCCAAATTCCCCACGCCAACCGCCAGCACCGTCAGGGCTATTTATCGCGCTTATGAGGAGGCCAGCACACAACGCGACGGTCGCTCCATCCCGGTAAGCCAACTAGCGGAGCCGTGCGAGCGCAAGCTATTCTATGAGTTCCGGTGGGCGTCACCACAGGAACGTATAGAAGGCCGCACGTTGCGTATCTTCGAAACGGGCAACGTCGAGGAAGCGCGCTGGATTGAAAACCTACGCATGATCGGGTGCGAGGTTGTCGATCGCGACGAGCGCGGCAACCAGATTATGGTGGAGGCGTGCAACGGCCATGTGCGGGGTTATCTGGATTCGGAAATTCTTGGGTTGCCGGAAGCGCCCAAGACAATCCACGTCGGAGAGATAAAAAGCCACAACCTTAAGAGCTTCACGGCGCTTAAGAAATCGGGTGTCAAGATAGCCAAAGAACTGCATTACGGCCAGATACAAACCTATATGTACAAACGCGGCAGGGACCGCGGAATCTATCTCGCTGTATGCAAGGATAATGACGAGCTTTACGCGGAGCGCCTGCATCTGGACGTCGAATACGCTATGCGGCTGGAGGCAAAAGCGCAGCGGATAATCGATGCTAACGAACCGCCCGCAAAACTGCACGAAGATCCTACGGCGAAGATGGCATTCGAGTGCGGATGGTGTCGGCATCGCGGGATTTGCCACGAAGGCGCATGGGCGCGCACGAATTGCCGAACGTGCCTTTATTCTTCGCCGGAGGATGGCGGCTCCTGGTCGTGCAGCCGGTTTAACAAACCGCTGTCCACTGAGGAGCAGGCGGCAGGATGTCCGGCGCACCTGACCCTGCCAGGATTAGTCCCCGGCGAACAGGTCGACGTCAACGAATCTGACGAGACCGTTACATATAAGCTGCGCAATGGCAGCCTTTGGACAGACGGCGCAACGGAGAAAAACAGTGCAGCAGCGTAACCCAGTAGCGGATAACGATAATAGGCCGGTTGAGTTTGACACCGCCATCCTTCAATGGCTACCCTTCCTCCACAAGATGGCCGCGCGCCTAGAGCGCAACAAGCAGGACCGCGAAGACCTTGTTAACGAGACGATAGCGGCTGCTCTTCAGCGCTGGGAGTCTTATGATCCATCGACAAGCCTGCCTGGTTGGTTGGCTTTCCAGATGCGCGGATGCTGTCGTGCCATGCGAGACAAGCGCGGTAGAGGCGGCATTATGTTTGCGCCGCTGGCGGGCATTACGGTCAGCGCGCTTGATGAAACCTACACTGCCCCCACCCTGCCGCGCCAAGACGACGTTGTGGAACTAGCGCAAGTCACGGCCAAACTAGAGGGGCGCAACGGCAATATTCTTATGCGCGTATCGGAGGGCGAAAACGGCGAAGTGCTGGCCGCAGAGTATGGAGTGTCGCGGCAGCGCATCGAACAGATAGTCAAGCGCCAACGGGTGATTTTGCGCGAGCGGTTGAACAATACGGTTAGGATGGCTGCTTAGGATGGCGCTTCGGTATTACCAGCGTGAGGCCAATCAGGCTGTTTTTGACTACTGGTCGGAGACGCCAGGAAATCCATTGGTTGTCGCGGCCACCGGCACCGGCAAGTCAATCATGCAGGCGTCGCTTACGTGCGACTTGCTGGACGGTTGGTCGGACTTGCGCATAATGAACACCACGCATGTGGTGGAACTTGTCGAGGGCAACTTCAAGGAGCTTGTCGGGCTGCGACCGTTCGCGCCTACTGGCCTTTGGGCCGCATCATTGAACCGCGCCGATCGCCAAGCGCAAGTCCTGTTTTCGCAACTGCAGTCCGTCCACAACAAGGCGGAGCAAATAGGCCATGTCGACGTGCTTCAGATCGATGAGGCGCACCTTGTGCCGTTCAAGCAGGCCACCATGTATCGCCGACTGATTGACGACTTACTTGCCATCAATCCAGACATGAAGATCAACGGCTTCACGGCCACGGATTACAGGCTTGATGGCGGACGGCTAACGGAAGGCGACGGCAAACTTTTCGACGAGGTTGTCTATGATTACGGCATCCGGCGCGGGATCGATGATGGATATCTGACGCCCATCACCAGCAAGCCTGTTGGCACGAACTACGACATGACCGGCGTCGGTCGATCGATGGGCGAGTACAAGGCAAGCGACTATCGCGCGGCGGTCGATACTGAGGAGTTAAACAAGCGCGTTGTTGAGGAAGTGCTTGCCGTCGAAGGCCACCGCAAGAAGGCGCTTATTTTCTGCCGCGGTATAGAACACGCGGGGCGCATTCGCGATGAATTTCAACGTCAAGGCCGCGCGGTTGAACTTGTGCATGGCGGCACACCAGCGGGCGAACGGCGCAAGCTGATTGAGGAACTGAAGTCGGGCAAGCAATGGGGACTGGTGAACGACAACATCCTGAGCACGGGAACGAATATCGTTGGCGTGGATCTGATAGTTGATTTGTACAGAACCATGTCCGCAGGCCGGTATGTTCAGCGCGTCGGCAGGATGACGAGGGTTATCTATCCTTTTGGCTTTGACCCGGAGGCCGTTGACGCCGACGCGCGTAGGGCCGCTATTGCGGCTGGCATCAAGCCGAATGGACGCTACATGGATTTTGCCGGCAATATTAGCGAGCACGGGCCGGTGGATATGGTGCAGCCAAAGCGCCCCGGAAGCGGTAACGGAGACGCGCCGATCAAGTTGTGCCCGCAATGCGAAGAGATTTGCCACGCGTCGGCGCGCGTTTGTCATTGTTGCGGATGGGAGTTTGTATTTGAGGAGAAGCCTGGCTTTTCGGAGCGGCCAACGGATGCGCCTATCATATCGTCGGAAGTCGATATGTGGCGGAAGGTTACGAGCCGGCCACGCTACACGGAGAAGCCTTCTAAAGTTGCTGGCCAGCCACCATCTGTTCAGGTCGACTTTACGTGCGGCCTTCTAAATGTGCGCATGTGGCTTTGCCCGCAGCATCACGAACACCCACAGGCAAAAAGCCAGAAGGCGACGTACTATGCGGATAGGTTCTGGCGCGACCACGGCGGGCTTAAGCCGTTTCCGAAGACGGTAGAGGATTGGCTGCTACGCCAACACGAACTCCTGCCAACGGCAGAAATCGAGATCGAGTACAATGGACGCTATCCCAACGCTAAGAATTATAGGGCGGCGGCTGCGAACGATAACGCGCTGGTGGCGGGTAATGATAATTGGCCGCCCGGCGCAACAGCCGATAATGACAACCGCGTAGGCCACGCGTGGGCCGAAGAGATAGACGATTTCATACCGTTCTGAAGGAGGCGAAGATGAACAGACCCGACCCGCGATATCCATATGAAATCATCGGCATGGAGTGCATGGACTATGTCGACCCAGACAACGCAGACAAACTCGCGCGCGCTATACTGAAGGCGCTGTTTGATGAGGAGTGGGCAATCGTCCGTCACAACATGATTGGTGAGGCACAAGCAGCATGACACCGCGCACCGCGTTAGAAGAAGTGTACGGAGCGATACAAGCAGACGATATCCTGGCTACGTTGAAGAGGGCGGGTTGGATAGTGGTGCGCAAGGACGCGATTAAGTTGGCGCAGATAGCTGCGGCAAATGAGGGCGAGCCAGCCAAGCACGCCGCATAGCTATTGCCGCGCAATAGCCGGGCGGCAACCAATAGGTACTAGGCACATACGACACGTTGGCGCGTCTTATGCGCCGGATATGAAGCGGGAAGG